TGGGACATAACAACAACTGAAGTCTTAACGGCTTTGGGTGCTGATGTAGTCTTTGAAGGCGCACAAGCAACAGGCGGTACTGTTTACCAATACTCTCAAGCCTCTGGTGTTGAGCAAGTAGATGGTAAGTGGTACACCAAATATATCCTTGGCCCTGTGTTTACTGATACTACTGTCGATGGCGTAACAACTACAGCCCTTGAGCATGAGACTGCCTACAAAGCCACTAAAGATGCTGAACAGGCTAAGAGTGTTCGTGCTTCAAGGGATGAGAAACTAAAAGACTGTGATTGGACACAAGTAGCTGATGCTCCTGTTGACAAAGCAGTATGGGCTACCTATCGTCAAGCCTTGCGTGATGTCACTACGCAGACAGGTTTTCCTTGGACAATAGAGTGGCCTACTAAACCATGACACAAGAAGTATCTCATGAACAAATCTATGACCGCCTACTGGCTGTAGAGTCCAAAGTAGACAACATAGAGAAGAATACAGAACACGTAATCAAAGCCTTTAACGCTGCTTCAGGTGCTTTCCTAGTACTTGAATGGATCGCTAAAGCTGTGAAACCTATCATTATTATAGGTGCTTTCTTCGGGGCTATTTGGTTAGCTATTGACAATCGTTTTAATGGAGTGAAGTAATCATGAATATGCCTACACGTGGTCAGAGAACAGCTAAGAACAAGATGAAGAAGGTTATGGGTGAGTACAAAGGTGGTACTCTCCACAGCGGTAAAGGTGGCCCTGTGGTGAAATCCCGTGACCAAGCTGTTGCTATAGCTATGTCAGAAGCTGGTAAAGCTAAAAAGAAGTCTAAAAAGTATTGAGGTGTTAATATAACACTTGACATTAACACTAAAGTGTGTTATTATAGTATACAAGATATAAGGAATATTAATGGCTACGACTTATTTACAGTTGGTCAATAACGTATTGATACGGTTAAGAGAGACTGAAGTATCGTCAGTTGGAGATACTCCTTATAGTTCTTTGATTGGTATATTTGTTAATGACGCTAAGAGAGAGATTGAGGATGCTCACGAGTGGAATGTCCTAACAACTACCATTGTACTTCCAACAGTGGCAGGTACTCGTAACTATACATTGACAGGTTCAGGTCAAAGGTTTCGTACTGTAGATGTCTTAAATGATACTCAAGACATACCTCTAAGAGCAGTACCAACTAACTGGATGAATAGACAGTACTTCTTAGGAACTGTACAGGGTGCAGCTCCTACGTACTATAACTACAGTGGTATTGATGGTGATGATACTCAGGTGGATGTATGGCCTCAACCCGATGGCATATATTCATTAAGGTTTGAGTTAGTTATTCCTCAGACTGACTTAACAGCCAATGCTGATACTTTAAAGGTTCCAGCACACCTAGTACAGATGTTAGCCTACGCTAAAGCTGTTGGTGAACGAGGTGAAGATGGAGGTACATCCTTCAGTGAGATTTATCAGCAGTATCGCTTAGCCTTAGCAGATGCTATTGCTATTGAGCGTAATCGTTATGATGATGAAACTACTTGGGTTGATGTCTAATGGTAGCTAAAATCTTAACCACTACTGTAGCAGCTCCCGGCTTCATGGGGCTGAATACACAGGATAGTTCAGTCTCTCTTGAGGCTGGCTATGCTACTGTGGCTAATAACTGTGTCATTGATAAGTTTGGTCGTATTGGTGCTCGTAAGGGATGGACTCTATCTCACGCTGCTAACAATGACTTAAGCGATGCTGATATTAAAGCTCTTGGTGAGTTAATTGACAATGCTGGTAACTCATACATTATTGCTGCTGGTAACAATAAACTATTCAAACTTGTAGGTACTACACTATCATTGTTAACCTACGGAGGTGGCGGCACAGCCCCTACCATCACAGACAGTAACTGGCAGATGGCTCCGTTGAATGGTGTCCTGTATCTGTATCAAGCTGGACATGATCCTTTAGTGTTTGACCCTGCAGTCAGTGCAACTACCTTCAAGCGTGTATCTGAGAAGACTGGCTATGTAGCTACAGTGTCCAGTAACAATACAGTTATCAGTGCCTATGGTCGTACATGGTCAGCTAATAATGCTACAGTAAAAAGTACCATTCAGTTCTCAGACTTACTATCAGGTCATGTCTTAAGTACAGGTACAGCTGGTACACTGGATGTATCTCAGGTGTGGCCTAACGGTGCAGATGAGATTATATCCTTAGCAGCTCACAATAACTTCTTGATTGTCTTTGGACGTAGACAGATTCTTATCTACTCCAATGCTACAGACCCTAACAATCTTACATTGAATGATGCTATTACAGGTATTGGCTGTGTAGCTAGAGACTCAGTAGTAGCCACAGGTGGTGACATTATCTTCTTGTCAGACTCAGGTGTACGTTCATTGATGCGTACCATTCAAGAGAAGTCAGCACCAATGAGAGACATCAGTGCCAATGTACGTGATGACTTAGTGCTTGAGATTAGTGGAGAGACTGCAGCTGGAATCAAGGCTGTGTACTCAGATAAAGAAGCCTTCTATCTATTGTCTCTACCAGTACGTCAATTAGTGTATTGCTTTGACATGAGAGCACCTCTGCCTAATGGTGCTAACAGGGTTACAACGTGGGATGGCTTAGTTCCAACAGCTTTTAAGTACACTCGTAATAAAGACTTGTTAGTGGGTGAGTCCGGATACATTGGTAAGTATGATGGCTACAAAGACAATGCTAACTCATACTTGATGAGATACTATACCAACTACTTTGACTTCCAGTCACCTACTGTGATTAAGATTATGAAGAAAGTAGGCGTAACAGTTATTGGTGGTGGTGGTTATCCAGTCACTTTAAGGTTTGGCTTTGATTATAGTGACATTCTGAACACCAGACAGTTTAACTTAGCCAATGCTGCAGTAGCTGAATACAACATAGCTGAATATAACATTGGTGAGTATGGTGGTTCAGCCTTTGACAATAAGATTATTAACATTGGTGGTTCAGGCAAGGTTATTCAACTTGGCTTTGAAACCAGTGTATTTAATAAATCAATATCCATTCAGAAACTTGATGTCTATGTTAAGACAGGGAAGACACGATAATGAGTAACTATACAAAAGCAACTAACTTTGCAGTCAAGGATAGCCTGAATACAGGTAACGCTGGAAAGATTATTAAAGGTACTGAGATTAACACTGAGTTTGATAACATTGCTTCAGCAGTGAATTCTAAACCTGATGCTAATAACGGTGCATTGACAGGAACAGCCACTGCAGTAAACCTTACTGTCTCTGGTACTTTTACAGCAACAGTTGACGGAGGCACATACTAATGGCTATCGATTATACAAGTTTACTTGGAACCCTCGGTGCTAGTGCCGTAGGTGCTTTAGGTACTAATTATGCAGCTAATCAAGCAGCTGGTAACGCTGCATCGTCAGCTCAGACAGCTGCACAGATGGCTCAATTCAGACCTGTAGGAGTTACTACTAGGTTTGGTAAGTCAGGTTTTAACTATGACCCTACAACTGGACAGCTGATTGGTGCTGGCTATCAAGTAGCTCCTGACGTAGCTGCAGCTCGTGAAGGTCTAATGGGATTGGCTGGTACTGGTATCGGTCAAGCTCAAGCTCAACAGGCTCAGCAAGCTGGTATTACTCAAGCTGGTCAAGGCTTGTTTAACTTAGGTGCTGGCTACATAGCTCAGACACCCCAAGAGCAAGCTCAGCAGTACATTACTCAACAGCAACAGTTACTTGCTCCCGGTCGTGAACAGTCACTGGCTAATCTAACTAACCAACAGCAACAGCAAGGTCGTTTAGGTCTAGCCACTGGTGGCACAATGTCAGGATACACTGCTGGTGCTCCCGGCTTACAAGCTACTAATCCTCAGATGGCTGCATACTACAATGCTATGGCTCAGCAGGATGCTCAGTTGGCTGCACAGGCTCAGTTGGCAGGTCAACAACAAGCTACATTCGGTCAAGGCTTGATGACTGGTGGTTTGAACTTGCAAGGTGCTGGTTATGGTTTGCAGACACAAGCTCTGGCTCCATATACTAACTATATGCAAGGTGCTACTAATCTAGAGAACCAAGGTTTGAATGCTTTGACTCAAGGTACTGCATTGGGTTCAGCAGGAGCTGCATCAGCTCAAGCAGCTGCAAATCAATATGCAGCAGGTCAGTCAACTGCTAACCAAGCTCAACGTGCAGCTTTGCAGGGTACTGTAGCTGGCTTAACAGATCCTATTAGCCAGTTGATTAGAGGATTGTCTGCCCCATCTGCAACACCTTATCAACCAGCTGCTGTTAGCGGTTACTACGGATACTAATAAGGAATAACATGGCAACACCACAATCAATTCAAGGTTTGTTTGGAGGCATGGCTTCTCCTGAGGAAATGCAACGTCAACTATTAGAGCAAAGGGCTGCAAAGTTTGCTGAGATGGGTCAAAACCAACAACTTAGCTCAATGGCTTACAAAGGTGGTGCTAATTTAGGACAAGGCTTAGCAAGTGCTTTTGGTGTGGACATTCAAGACCCCACTATCA